GGCGGACGCGCCGGGCAAGCCATCGAGGAAAGCGATTTGATGCCACTTATTCCATGTGACGTTGGACTCATCTTTGTAATCGCCATCCCTGAAAGCAAACCTACCGACGTTATTTTCGTCAGGGAAATATGAGCATAATTGCATGATGCGCTGTATGTTGTGGGAGACGATAAGCGTTCCGGTAATCCATTGACTGGTTATTCCCGGACCGTTCGTCTATGCGTAGAAGGCGCGCTCGCCCGCAGCCTCAGCCGCATTAGCAGCCTGTTCAGCGCTCAATGCGGCGTTACGTTCACTCGATGCGGCATTCTGTTCGCTTGACGCGGCGTTAGTCTCGCTTGATGCGGCGTTAGTCTCGCTTTGCTTCGCCGCCGTGGCGGACTGCAAGGCTTGCGTGGCACTATTGGCGGCGTTCCGTTCACTGGTTTGCGCCGCGCCAGCGGAAGCGGACGCCTGTTGTGCACTGTTCGCTGCGGCATTAGCTGAACCACGCGCAGCCGTCACACTCTCGTTAATGGATTGCTCGGCTTTACCGATGCTTTTCATCGCGTCATCAACGGTTTGATTGATGTTGCCGATAGCCGTATCTGCGGCTGTCTGCACGGTGCCGATAACCTTGTCCAGACGTGTTTGCTGACCGTCCCCCGGGTCATAAACACCAGACACTGCTGGTTCGACCAGAAACACGACATTACGGGAATACGTCTCGCCATCCCCGTCGATAAAAGCGAGGTTACACCCGACTCGTCCCACACTCAAGACACCCACGGGAATCGTGAAGTCCCAAGCACCGTCAGACTCAACACCGGTCACGTAATCGCCATACTCGTTGTCAGAACGCGGAGGATAATACAGGCGAGCGCCGGTGAAACCGGTGACTTTCTGCCCGTGATCCATTGGGACGAAACGGATGATCTTGCCGTTATCGTCCGCCTGATTGACAACGATGTACGGGAGCTGTTGACTGATGTCGTTAATCTTGACGGTGACGGTGCGGAACAAGTCGGATGCGATTGGCATGATTACCTCACTTGGAAATGCCTGCGTAGTGGACGCCGAACATTCCAGCCACGCCGGAGCCGACCAGAGCGCAAGCGCCACCCATCACAGCAATCCATGACGGCACGTCCGGCACGGCGCTCACGAAACTCAGCACCGCACCTGCGATACCGACCAGACCGGAAACCAGATACGCCCACCTGCGAGTCGTTGCGTTGAACGTCGGCACGTAATCATCATTACCGGCCGGCACCTCATTCGTAATCGTAGTGTCCGGTGTCGGTTCACCAGTATTCATGCTCATAACAAACCTCCTATCAAATAGTCTACTTGACGCGAATCGTCTGTCCCGCGTAGATCACATCAGGATTAGCGATACCGTTCAACGCCACCAGACTGGAAACACTGGTACCGAACTGGGCGGCGATACCACTCAACGTGTCACCGGGCTGGATAGTGTACATCGTAACGGACGGTGACGGTGCAACGGACGGTGACGGTGCGCCGCCCGGCAGCTTCAACACCTGACCCGGATAAATCAGATTCGGGTCGGCAAGGCCGTTAATCTGCTGGAGAGTCTGCCACGAAGTCCCATACTTGGCGGCGATACCACTCAACGTGTCCCCCGACTGCACCGTATACGTGTCGCTACCGGGCTGAACAGTATTGGCAGTCCCGTTGATCTTCAGCACCTGACCCGGATAAATCATATTAGGGTCAGACAGATTATTGATCTGCGCCAACACCTGCCAGCTAGTCCCATACATCGACGCGATGCCACTCAGCGTGTCCCCAGAGCGCACGATGTACGTGTCAGACGCTGGAGTAGACGGAGCAGGAGCGGAAGGCGTCGGGACGTTGGTCACAGTCGAATGACCCGCCTTATATGCGTTCCAAGCATTAACATCACCGTAGAACTTGTCAAGGTCAAGACTACCTGAATATCCGGGCAAACGACCATTACCCGAATACTGTCGGATAGCGCACGCATACGCGCCCTCATTCCACGGCGTATTCTGATACCCAGTAACATCCATATTCGCGTACTGAGCTACCCACAATCCACGATCACCAATGTTCTGCACGTCGTTAAGCATGGACGCGCCAGTGTAGACGATAGGCTGGGAGCCTGTACGCTCGTACACGCGGTCACAAAACGCCCTAACCCACTGTTGAGCAGGCGCGCCAGACCCGAACAGCCCGTTACCCTGTTGCTCCCAGTCCAAACACCATACGACCTTGCCTACCCAATTCGCGCAATTGTTCACGAAAAAGTCAGCTTCGGAAACAGCGTCACCACTATTGGCGTAATGGTATACGCCCACACACTTTCCCAGACTCAACGCCTGTTCCACCTGTCGAGCGCAATCCGCTGACACGTACCAGCATCCTTCAGTAGCCTTACTGATAACAAAATCACACGGTACGGCAGAAAGGTCGATACCAGCCTGCCAATTACTGATGTCTATACCGTTCAGAGCCATCGAAACTCCTCCTATAGGCTGATTATGTAGAAGAACAGCCACGCCATGCATAAAACGGCGTAGGCCGTTATCAGGACGTGGACTATCAACGAGACGACGGCGAGCAACACTACAAGAATCACGCACCGTTTGAAACGTCTCATAGGATCATCTTATCATCGAACGAATCGATATTATTATTACCGATAATGCCCCATAAGAAGTCATGTTCGTAAACATGCTCGGCTATTTATTATCTCCGGCCAGTTCCTCAAGGGACGCGATACGGTCGCGTAGATCATCGGGCAACGACGGTTTAGGATGATTCTCCAAGAATTCAGGTTCGATAATCTCGCAGAACTGGGCCAGCCAGTGTCCCAACGCGCGAATATACCCCGTCTCCAAGTCGTTGGTGTATTGCAACTCATCACGGTTTTTGATTAGCGCGTCTATCTTCTGGTCTTGGGCGTCAATCTGCCGTTTCATATCTCCCTGCGCCGAGACTAGTGCCTGATATGCGCTGGTGAGGTCTGAACGACGGTGGGCCAACCATGCTATGAGTCCTCCGATGGCCACGCCGCCTAAGCCGATGATTGCGGTGATAATATCAGTCATAGTCTCTATTTTATACCGTGACAATAATACGCATTATGTTCAGCCTTAATTGGATACGTGATGCCTGCGGTATCGGCGCAACTCAGTACTGCCTCGGCACCGGCCAGCACACACTACCGCTACGAGTATCGCCAGAACCGCTCGCACCCATGTTCTGCACCCTCACTAACCCCTCGGGTTTGACAACGAGAAAACCGGTATTGCTTGCACCGTTCGTAATCATCACAGGGCTCGACATCTCGTATTCCGGCCGGTACTCCTTCCTAATTGTCTTACCCCATTGAACCGAATCCCACGAACCGGAACCGATCCTCACGCCAGTCACCTGAACCGCGCACGAGGATTCTCCGTAGATGACGGATATCGTTCCGCCTTGCCATGACTCACGCACGGTTTCAAAAACTGGCTTCCACGCGCCTTCTTTTTTGACATAATGGGCATTATCGGCAATAGTCACAGCCTCCTGCCCGTCCACAGCGTCAATAGTGTTAAGCTGGGTAAGATCACGCGCCATTAGAACCGCGTTATTACGAATCATCGGGGCCGCATCGGACGCGACACCGGCGTTAACCTTGGCGATCACCAGACCGTTGATATTCGAGTCAGGCGTACCAGCCGTGAACACTTCTATCTTGCCGCGCGGAGTCGTACCATGCGACTGCGAAGGGTCTTCCACCGTAACCGCAATCTTGTAATCGTTGGTTGAGTCCGCCAGTTGCACGGTCGTATTGGTGGTAATGGCGTAAGTGTACGCGCCCAAACCATCCCACGGGCTGATAGTACCGCAATGAGGTTTGACCGTAACAGTCAGACCACTCACCGTGATCAGAGGACTCGGGGAACCGTAACGGATACCAGACAAACCATTGAACGCGCTACCATCAGACGGAACTAATAGAGGGTTGATGGCGTGACGGTAATCGTCCGCAGTATACGTCGGGGTACCGTTCTTCGCGGTAAGCGGGTGCATGATAATAGCCATAATCAATCCTCCGAATCGTCTACACCCATTTTATCCGGGTTAGAGGATAGTTCGTCAACCTTAGCCTTGAGCGCGTCCAATTCGTCCGCTACCTGCTGGGCGAGTCGTAGCGCCGCAACTCCCAACATCGGATAATTGATGCCCACAAGACTGCCATCTGCATCGTATTCGCAGAAGAACCCTAAACCGTTTTCATCCAAATCGTCGGCTATCATTCCTACCAGCGGCTGCGAATCATCAAGGTTCAGGTTCTTGTCATCCTTCATCCGGTAGATGCACCATTTCACCTTGCGTAGAGCGTCAACGGGGATGTAGTTGTCTGCGTCCACGATATCGGTTTTCACGGCACGAATCGACTGCGCCGTGCCCATAGTGCCGTCGGACAATATCCACGCGGCCCGCCATTGGCCGGACGTAAACAAGTTGTTGTAGGCGTTGCCGGTACCAGTACCACCCCGGTTTGGCGTTAGAATGCCCCAGTTCCATTCCTGTGTTTTAGCGTCAATCTCGGAACGTGTGTAACTGTTGCGGGCAATGCTTTCCTGCACACGTTGGTCAAGATTATTCGTCAACGTCTGCACTTCCTCGACCATTTGAGTGATCTGATCAAGCATTTCAGTGATCTGATCGACCATAGGTTTAACGCTGTTGACGATGCTCGGCGGTAATTCCTGCAACTGTCGTTTGATGTCCGCAAACTGGCGGGCTGTAGCGTCCGCGCTATCGAGACTGAACTTGAATTTGCTCGGCATTATCATCCTCCTCCTGCAACGTCGGGGTGATAGTCCACGACTGACTAAAATCAATCTCATACCCGATAATACGGGCGGTGCCGTGATTATGATAAGGGAAATGTTCGCCGTCTTCCTCAACCGTCCACGATATGAGGTCGCCCGGTTTCCACTCTTCATACACCATTGGAGCGGATAGCAGGCTCAAGCCCATAGTGATGGTCTGGGTACCGTTCTGCATCTGCAACAACGAGGACTTGGCATGTTCGTTCAACGTACTCTTGTTCTTGATGCTTGTAGACGGTTGGAACACATATTCAAGCCGAGGACGGTGGGGCTGATCTGCGATCATCCAATCGGACTGTGGACGGTCACCCGCGTCAGCCGTACTCACCGCCATGACCGCGTTAGCACCATACCCGTTAGTGTAATCCTCCAACAGGTTGAACGTGGTCATAACGCTTTCATCGAATGTTGTGCTTGGCGTGGTGGAACCGATACGGTCGGCTACCGTCATGACCGGTTCATAATGACCGTCGTTGATGGCCCGCCATGATGTACACCATTCAGGCCCGTTCAACACGTTGGCAAGCTCCTGTAATACGCTTAACAGTGTTTTGTCGCTTTCGGCTTCATACGTGCGGTCACGTTTAATGCTACTAGGGGACGCTTCGACCACAAGATTGAAACGATGGTTTTCAAGCGTACTGGTTACGAGGTCTTTCACTATCTCGCACTGGTCACGATTAGTGTACGTGTGATCCTGCAAATACACGTTGTCGAGATAGTGTTCGACGGTTGCCAATGTCAGCGTCAAACCGTCACCGCGCATTACCCGTTCTCGTTTGACCACGATACCGCCCCACAATACGGTTGATTCGCGCACTAGGAGTATGGCGGCCTGATATGGTGTGGTGGCTTCATCCCAGTTTCGGGGAGCGTTTCGCCACGGGAGCATGGCCGTTTCACTGGTTGTTTCCTCGAAACGGTACGTCAAGTGAGTCAGTTGGAGGTCTGGGAGTTCAGCTATCACCGTACCGTCATCCAACGTGACGGCCACGAACTGTAAGCCGGAACGCTGCCATAATACACGCTCCGTGCCCGAGGATAGTCCGTTCGCCTGCGGCAACCGGTTAGAGATAAAAGACATCCTGCACCTCCTTAGATGTAAGCCGGGTTGAACGTGACCGTCATACGCGCGTTATTCGATGGTTCCTCGGCGTTGAACATCCAAACATTCTCCCCGATTTCCGCGTAGCTCCATTCACGCCGGATAACACTGCCACGTGCCGGGTCTGTACCATCGACAAGAATCTCGTGTGTGGCACCGTTGATTAGAATGTAATGGCCCTCACCCAAACTGAGGTCGAACGCCATGATGTGTCCGCTCGGATTATGCTCAACCTGCGGGTTGACAACAGGCCCATCGATACGAATAGTCGCCGGACTTGGAGCACTACCAGTGTTAGTGAGGCGCACGCTACCCGACACGGTTGTTTCAGACCATACCCACGTTGACCCCTTGCCAGTATCCATGTTCTCGAAATAATAGGGGAATGTCATACCGCCCTGACTGTTTGGCAGACCAGTATTCCCGTTCAACGACTGCGTATCGTACAGATACGAGTCCAAAGCGGTTAATCCGATACTGAATTTGAGAATGTTGACGCCAGCCCATTCCACCAATGGCGCGGAAGACGATTGCATGACCTGCACTTGACGGCTGATATTCCCCAGTTGCACTACAAGCGACTGTTCGGTGATGTTAAACGAGCGTTTGAACGCATCCCAAGCGTTGATACAGTTTTCCGTACATTTGCCGATGATATGACCCTGAACACTGATTGAACGGCCCTGAGCCACGGGAATATTGCTGGACCAGCCATCCGACCACGCTTTCTCTTTGGTCTGCAAGGTCGAACCTACGCCATCGAACAGTCCCGAAACGTTTTGAAACGTTACATGCCACTCGCACCCATATGAATCAATCCCATACAAGGGGAACCCGTTCAGGGTCAGACGAACGTCGCGCGGGTCAAGGGTAAAGATAGCCATACCCTTAGTCTACCCGCGCGGTTTGTCACACGTAATGGAAATTAATCACCCTCACGGTTTCCCTCGCCGCCGCGTTCGGGTCAAGAGCGTTCACCGTGATAGGCGCGTTCACACGCGGGCCACTAGTCGCGTTCATGGGCACCGGACTGGACATGACAGGCATTGGCGTCACAATGGACGAAGGAAGAAGCGAGTCCACCATGTCTTCCACCGGACGGGTGGCAGCACGCTCGTTCTCCGTTACGCCACGGCCAAGACCAGCCGGAATCATCCGACCTATCTCACGGTCGAACACCTTCGACGGGGACGCGATACCCAGAATGTTTTTGGCAGAGTCGATAACGTTGCTGACCGCATCCTTGACCGCTGAAATGGCTCCACCGATGGCGTCCGTAATGCCGTTAATAAGACCCTGAATAATGTTCCGTCCAGCACTAATCAACCATGAACCGGCTCCACTGAACACGCCCATGATACGGCTCGGAATACTGGTGATGAAGCTCATCATGGAACTAACGCCACTGCTGACAGCGCTTGTGATGCCGTTCCACGCGGCGCTTACGGCTCCCCTGATACCGTTCCACACACTGCTGAAAATACCGCTGATACCGTTCAGAACGCTTGATATGACGCCCAACACTGCATTGATGGCACTAGAAACGATACTTTGGATACCGTTCCAAACACTAGAAACGATATTCTTGATTCCCTCCCACACTCCAGACCAATCACCGTTAATCGCTGCCAATACTGTGGTAATTATCTCGTTAATAACGTTCATAACCGAAGTAACAACCGTCTGGATGAATGGGAAAACCGCGTTAATGACACCCTGAATGTAAGTGCCCCAGATTTGGAACGCTGATTGGATGGCTGGTAGAACGGCTTGAATCAACGAGGCGATGTTATTAATCACAGGTGTTACAGCTGTGGCGATGACGCTCATGGTTTGCCCGATGTTGCTCACCAAGGTAGACAACACTGGTGCAATGGTCTGGATTGCGGCCGTGATAATAGGCATGATGGCATTACCGAGATTCTGCAAAGCACTCATTAGCGGCTGGAGTGCCGGAAGCACCGTCTGAATCGACGAGGCGATGTTATTAATCACCGGCGTTACGGCAGTTGAGATGACGCTCATAGTTTGCACGATGTAGCTCGCCACGGTAGCTAACCCTGATGCGATGGGCTGGATTGCAGGCATGATGGCATTGCCGATATTCTGTAAGGCACTAATAAGCGGCTTGAGTGCCGGAAGCAACTGAGATTGCACCATCCTCACAACTGGTTGAAACGCTGTCTGGAACGTTGTGCCGATTTGTGAGAGAATCGGGCCGATAGTCTGCACCAGTCCCGTAAACACGCCGCTAAGTCCGCTGATTCTCTGCGCCAACATGCTGATACCGGATGTCAGCGGGCCTTTAAACTGGTCAAGAATCGTTGTGCCTACGCCGACCACGGACGCTTCGAGGTTGCCCATAGCACCTTCAATGGTGCTGGTACTGGTCGCGGCCTCTTTAGCGGCGTCCGTCATACCCAAGTCCATTATGGCTTGGTTGAATTCATCCGCGCTGATCTCGCCTTCTTCCATCGCCTTGCGGAAGTTACCGGTATACGCGCCGTTCTTCAGCATCGCCTCTTGAAGTTTTCCGGAAGCACCGGGGATGGCGTCGGACAACTGGTTCCAGTTCTCGGTTGTGAGCTTGCCAGCGCCAGCGGTCTGTGTAAGCACCATACCGACCGACTTGAAAGTTTCAGCGTTGCCACCGGCTACAGCGTTCAGATTGCCTGCCGCTTCGGCTAGTTTGTCGAAGCCCTGTACGCCGTTCGCGGCAAGCTGGGCGGTCACGTTGCGAATATCACTGATGGAATAAACAGTCTGGTCGGCGTAAGTCTGAGTGCTGGCGGTGAGCGCGTCAATCGTACTCGTATCCAGTCCTGCGAAGTTCAGAGTGCTTTTGAACTTGTCCGCCGAGTCGGACGCTTCCACCATATCGCCGGTAAGGTCGCCAATCGCATCAACCGCCATACCGATACCAGAGGATACGAGACCGCCAACGGCACCGGCGACTACACCGAACTTTCCGAACCCGCTGGAAGACTTGCCAGCCGACTTGTCAACGTTACCCAGCGCTCCATCAGCTTGCCGCGCCGACGTTTCGATTTGACTGCTACCCGATTCGATATCCTTGACGCCAGCGTTCCAATCGCTAGTGTTGATTTCTGCGTCTAGGGTCAGTGTCGAGTTTGCCATCACAAGTCCTTCATAAGATTATTGATGATACTGGTTATCCTCTGGTCGCCATGTTTGGATAGCGCGGCGGCGATGCAATTGAACGTCATCTGGTATTGTTCAGCCAATCGCCGCCGTTTGATACGGCGTCCCTCCCGTAGCAGTCTCATCATAAGGTCGGGGTTAACATTGTTTTCCAACACGTCGCGGATAGCCTGCCACCCATACACGTCACCCAGTTCAGCGAGGATATGAACGCTCGGAAGCGGTTTGCTGGACGCCTCTTTCCGTTTGTAATCCTTCATCGCCTCCCGTTCGGCGGGAGTGAGCAGACTATCCCACGACCTCATTTATTCGCCCTTGATGTCAACCGTGATGTTCTTCGCCATAAGCCCGCATAACGCGGTCATGGCACGCTGATAGGCGAGGTCGCTACGCTCCCGCGTCTTCATCTTCCAGTCGGAAAACTTATCAGTGGGACTCATAAGGCTTTCGACCAGTGGGAAGATGATCTTTTCGGCGGTTTCCAAAGTCTCACGGTTCGCAACGCCAGTGCTTAGTTTGTCGATAGTCTCCGCGTTATCCAACATGGTGAGCATGTCTTTCGAGCCGAGCGGACGCATGGTGTACACGGTGCCGTCAAGTTTGACGGTGAGGGTGCGGAACGCTTCGCGGGTGTCGATGCTCAAAACCGGGGTAGTCATTATTGCTCCAATCGGGTGGTATCATGAATCATGTTCCTTTTCTCGGAACCTTTCCATCCTGCGCCCGCTACCACCCAATTCTGGTAGCGGGCGTTACTTATGGCTCACTTACTTGATATTGAAGTTAACCACGGTCTGGACACTGCCGCTCTTGAACGTGACAGTACCCGTACCGGCCTGCTTCAACTGAATGTCCCAAGTGCCGTCCCCGTTGTCCGTGGCGGCGGCCTTCTCGGTGTCGGCTACCGTGGCGGTGATGTTGCCAGTCGCACCGTTCGGGGAGGCCACCACATTGACCGTCACATGATCGTTGACTTTGCCGGAAATGTTCGTCGGGGATGCGGTAAGCGCTGTGACCTGACCATTATCCGTCTTGATAGTGCCGGAATCTTCGTCGTAATACGACGGGTTATCAAGATCAAGCTCGCCCATGACCACGGCACCGTTCGCACCGGAGGTCATCGAGCCGGAAAGCGTGACCACAAACGGGTCGGACAGACTCACCTTGAACTCGCCGCCAGCACTGATTAGCGCCTGCGGGATACGGAAGTCCTGCGCCGACGAATGACCATCACACACGTTATGAATGATGATGTCACGCGGAGTGTTCGATACGCATTCGTTACTACCGAAACGAACTTGACCGGTTTCGGACATCGAACCGGAGATAACGCGCTTGAACTTCGCATTATGGTACAGTTCGGGGAACAACATGCCGAGGAAGCGGACGCTCGGACAGATGATGTTGATCTCGAAACTCATTTCCTCGTAGGAGCCGTTCGGCACGTTGATGGTGCCGGACTGCGAAGCAACCTCGGTCGTGCCGGGGGTCAGGGTGATGGTACCAACTTCATCCTGCACAAAGTCGGGGCTGATTACGAGGTCGTCAATGTATACGGTCTTTTTGCCGATCAGTGGGTAGGAGGCCATTTTATTGTCCTTTCGTCGGGCGGGACTGCACACGCGCGACTAATGGACGGTTCCTATTCTAGCGTTTCGGGGGAGAGTTTGTAATCCACGTTGAATCGGATGCTTTTCACCCAGCGTCCTTCTCCGTCGATGGCGTCCATATCGATCGCGGTCGCCGGATGCACGCGGATTGATACAAAGTCAATATCAGCAATGGGGTTACAGGTCAGTCTGCAATAGTCATGCAGACGATTGTTGACGAAGTGCAATAACCGGAGCATTAGACGGCCTTGTTCGATCACGTCGAAGTAGCGGCTACTGACTGTGAGCTGATCCGTATACAGGTCGCCGTTAATGTCCACGGTGTTCGCGTTGACCCAGATACCCTCGGCGTTCGTAACGCTACCCGTGTCCAATACGGGACTAGTTCCAAAGAACAAGGTCTTTCCATAGGTGCCGAAACCCTCGTTTTGGAGGGTCATGCACATGGCCAGATCAATCATGATGGCGCTCCTATCCTAGGTTGAAATACGACTTGGCACGGCTAGCCGCAGTGTTCCGCGCCCGCTGGAGGTAGCGTACCGTGTTCGGGTGCAACCGGTTCGTGTGTTCTCGGATACGAGCGTAAGGAACGCGACTGTTGCCGAACGTGATACGCCACTTCATTGTGGAAAGTTGTTGGAAGCGTCCGCTGTTACGCAAAGCGCCGGTGAGTACGGGAGCGTTTTGACGTGCCATCTTGAGGATGTCGGTCATCATTTTCACGCCGCCCTTGTTCAACTGTTGGATGGAGAGTTTGCGCGCCCAATCAGCGGACAACTGTAACCGGTAGCTCATATGCTGTCCCTTCCATACGGTGTTCCAGTCACGGTGATGAACCGGGTTTCGCCCATCGTCATGTCATCGCCACGACTCGCGTCGGTTATCTGGTAGACGCGCCCGTTCTCTATCTCCAGCATAAGGTCTGGCAGAAGCTCGATATCCTGCACATAGGCGAATGGGAGTGTACTGGGGTCGATATGGAAGCTTCGGGAGCCGATACGCGAACCGTATTCGGTGGGCTGGTCGGTTTGCGTGGTGCGTTTTACAATCACACGTAATACGGCGATTAGCTCGTTCGGTAGTCCGGGGGCAGTGTACCGCCAGAGCTTCGCAGTCTCCACTTGTTCGGGGAACAGTCGGAACGGGTCACAGAGTGCTGCCATAAGCGTAGTCACCCCCCACGTAATCCTGCGGGTTGAGCCACCACGGCAGATTATGATGCTTGCGAGGCATGGAGAGAATACCGCCGCTGTCTCCGCCGTTACGGCATAGGCTCCACTGGCTGATAAGAGACCGGTACGGGGTCAACGCACGTTCCATAGCCGTCTCGTTGACCGTTGCGTAACTCACGCTCACATCCTCAATACTCTTCGAGGTGATGCGGTCGGTCTGTTCAAGCACGTTCTGATCTGCCTCGATGACCGCCGCCAATACAGAAGATAATGGGGCGGGTAGTTTGGTGAACCCGTGCGTTCCTGTCACGGTGACTACCGTGCCGACATTGAGACGTTCCGTGATGGTCAGACAGTTGGCGTACATGGTTTCTGTCGTCCACCCATCGCCCATGTCATAGTTCACTTGGAAATCGAGTTTCACACCGTCGGTGGTCTGCACGTTGCTCACTTCCGAATACCATGCGAGTAAGGCGACGTGGCGGCCATCTCCTACGACGATTCCAACGTAATCATCCGTAAGCTGGGACATGGCTTTTTGGCATAGAATGTTGGCGAGGTCTGCGAGCGCAGCATCCTTCCACCGTGCGTAGTTCGCGCCTCCTACTTGATTGATTACGCTGGCGTCGATGTCCATGTTTGCTCCTTCCGAAAAATGAGTTAGGCCCTACCTCCCATTGTAGGAGATAGGGCCTTGCGGTGCAGTCCCGCTACTGTTTAGGGTAGCGTGTTAGGCGGACTCCATCAATCCTGCGGCGATCAGAGCGTTCACCACCTGCGCTACTGTGCCCGAGTTCGGGTCAACGTGATCGGCCTTACCGACAGGCTGACCCTCCTCGTTGACGAAGTTGATGACCTTAACACTGTTCATGTTATCTTTGGGCAGCGCCTTGCCGCCGACTCGCGCGTACATCTCAGCGTTCATCACTTGGCCTTCGGCTTGATGACCACGGCGGACTTCTCCGCGTCCAGACCGCCACCAGCGTAAATCTCCTGAAGATACTCGTTGGTGTTCGTGGACAGTGCGAAGTTTGTGAACGCTTCGATGGAGGTATCGCCAACCACCGGGTAGTGGGACGCGGACATGATAATGCCCATAGTGGTGGTGTCATCCGAGTCAGTCCACCATTCCGGGGTGATGATCTGGTTAACGCTGAGAGCGCGGGCCAGAGTATCGTCACCGCCGAGAGCGATGTACGTGTTGCCGTTCGCGTCCGCGGACATCAGCAGATCAGCGACAGTATCAGCATTGCACAGCAGCACCTTGTTTCCCTGAGCGCGAACCATGTGGGAGGCACGCACGAAGTCCATCAGCGGGGCCGCGTCCGTCATGGTGTAGGAGAGCGCGAAACGGTTGCCCTTCCACTCGGACGAAGACGAATTGTCTCCCGCGTCGGTCACGACCGAACGGAAGTGAGCCATGTCCGTGTAGCCGCCGAGCGTGATCTGGCGTTCGATGGTCTGGATGATGTAGTTCGGGAGTTCTTGCAACACGTAGCGGAGCAGAGCGCCCGGACGCTGGGTTCGACGGATGTCACCCTTGTTCAGTTTGATGTACTTGTAGGTGTAGTCTGCCTGAAGCTCACGCTTCACGAACGAAAGCGTCTGTTCCTTCTTCTGCTTGCCGTACTCGCTCACCGGGTAGCCGTGGGCGCGGGTCTCCTCGGTCAGACCAGTAATGTTGCCGCCGATGGTCAGACGGTCAAGACCGGTCTTGCGCAGCAGCTTCCACAGGCCTGAGCCGCGAGTGTTCAAAGCGTCCGAGATTGTGGTGATGGCTTCGGTCGGGATGAACTTGTTCACATTGGTGGCGTCAACGCCGAACGACGCGGTGTCCGACATGTTACGGTTCACGGTGTCCGCCCACTCACGGTGGAACGCTTCGACACCCTTGTTGTCAGTATCAATCAGGGCACGCTCGAACGCGATCATGGCGTCGTTGGAGTCGAGCCATGTCTTACGGTCGTGGGAGAAGTTCACGGTACCAGACTGGTGTGCCGCATGGTTCGCCTTGTTGATGATGATGGTCTGGCGGGCGTTGGAAGTCTGCACGGGTTCCTCCGGTTCTGGGGTGCCCTCGCCCTCGCCCTCGCCTTCCTTCTGGTTGGTGATGGCGTCGGTGATGTCATCGAGAGCGCCCTGCATAATGTCACCGATGGAAGCGGTGAGCTGTTCCGCCTCGTCCGGCGTGAGCTTGAACTGGGCGATGATACGCGCCAGTTTCTTCAGGAGTTCCGGGTTCATGGTGTCTCCATTCGTGTTGTTAGTGCGGCTGTTGATTGCGGTGAAAGCGGCCCTTGGGTCGGCCCCACGATATACGACGCTGATTTCAAGCAGTTCGCCATCATGGATGATGCCGTCCTTGCCGGGATACTTGTTGAATTCAACGGTGATGCTGAAACTGTTGGTCAAACATCCGTCGGCGGCAAGCTGGCGAATACGTTCGCCCTGATCTACCTCGCTGAGTTTCGCTTCGGCCATCAGTCCGGCGTCGGTCATCCACATTCGGGTGATTGCACCCGCTTGGCATTCGATGCTGGGCATGTGGTCGATTAGCAACGGTAGTGATAGTTTGTCGGACTCGGTGAGGTCGGACACGAGTTTCAGAGTGCCGTCGATTAACGGCGCTTTCAGTGTCTTCAGGTCTACGGTGAGTCCGTCACACATCACTTTGCCGCTGTTGGCGAGGAAGGTGAGGGTACGACCATTAGTTTCTGTGGCACCGCTGTTGGCGAAGCTCTTACGAGTCTTCATTTGTTCCCTTTCAAATGAGTAGGGGAGTGGTGCGGTCGAACGTCCTTAATGGGCTTAATGTTCTGCTCCCCATAGTAGCACGATGCGATACGTGTCCAAGCCCTTGCAGTTCGGGCACTTCAGCGTAACCATCGTGTCACGGGCGCAGGAACCCAAGTAGCGTCCGCAACGTTTGCAATGAATGTCATACGTCATGATTCCACCACCTCGTAATCCTCGTAGCATCGGCAGTTGGGGTGTCCGTTCGGTGTTTGCATACTCTCGAAGTTGTTCACGTAGGTTCTGTCGCCTATCTCTACGCTGGCGTTCTCAGCCATATACGTGTCATCGAGCGCGATTCGCTTGCCTTCCATATGGTTGCAGAATTCGCACACCTTGCCATCACCGGAAGTGCGCCATACCTTGTCCAGTCGGACGCCGAGCGTCTCACTGAGGTTGCGGGCGCTGTACAAGCTGCCGAGCCGTTGGGATTGCACCGTCTCGCAGCGGGCAATGAGTTCGGCGTGATCGTTGCCCATGCGTTCGAGCGCTTCGCGCAGGCGTTCGGCGTCCCACTGTTCCACGTCGGCTCGGTTCAGCAGCTCTAGGACGTTGCTTGTGATGGTCTTGCTGGTGGACTTGGCGATGCTCCGCAAGTGTTCCACGTAGGCTTCACGCACGGTGTCGGGGAGTTCAGTCCAGAAGTAGAGTTGCCGCCAGTCATCGGCGGTGTATCCCTCGACCTGCACGGCAATGGAGCTTTCGGGATGGACTTCAGCCCACGCGGTGATGACCTGTTCCAGTTCGTAGCCGGTACGGCGAGCGTAGGCGGCGAGGTTGGTCATTAGGTCGTCTTCCACGTCGTTTATCCACTGGTCGCCGATGGCTTCCAAGTCGTCGCGCAGTCCGTTCTGGGAGCGGCGTGCCATGCGGATTACGCGGTTCACGTAGGTGCGAGTGGCGGGGAGGATACGGGTTTCGGTTGCCGTTTCCTGCGGTTTGATATTACGCGCATATCGTTTCGCGGCTATTGGGATAGTCAGCGTCGGAGCCTGCTGATGCAAGTCAAGGCGCTTGTACGAGTCGGGGAGGCCGAGCGCGTCCACGGCAGACTCCAGACTGGCCCCCATGTTCAAAAGCTGGGTCAGCGAGTCAATACGTACCTTCTGTGTGTCGGCCTGCACCTTCTCCACGTCGGTCTGGGACGGCAGGTTGAGATCGAACGTGATGCCGTAGCCGAGTCCTCCGGTGATACGGTCTAGCTCGAACTGCCATTTATCCCACACCGTCATACACAACGGTTTAAGGGTGTTTTCAATGAACGCGCGTTCCGCCTGTTCGGCGTTGGCGTAGGTCTGCCCGTTATCGATACCGCGAATAATGTCCGGGACTGCCAGAGCGTTCGACAGTCGGTTGTTTACCACGTCGTTCACGGTCTGCAAGTCCAGACTATCGTTCGCGTTCTGGAACGGCACCCACACCAGCTTGCTGGTAGTGCTGGGCTTATGGGTCATGGGGTCAACCGGAATCATGTTGTACACGATTCCGTTGTTGTTGCCTGCGCCTCGGAACGTGCTTTCGAGTCGGTCGCGGTTACGCTGGAAGTCCTCGGTGTTCTCAGACACGATGCCGAGCATTCCAGCGGGTACGGCGTTGTTGCCGAAGAAGCCACGCTCATAGTCGGCAATCATATCGTCCACGTTCGCCCACTTCTTCACCGTCATTGCCGGTGCAATGCCCCGAGTGGGATCGTTCGGGTGCTGCGAGTAGCTGAGGGCGATGGTTTCGTTTCGGGAGAATTCGTGGACTCGTTCGCCGTCGCCCGAGTCCATCGTGACGCGATGATACCAGTCCGAGCGAGAAGAATTGTATTGGCGGCTGTTCGACGGCAGCAGCGTATAGCCGAGGATGTTGTCGGCTGTAATGTCTCCGCCCGGCCCGTTGCTTGTCCAGATCAGTACGTCCAAGTGTGACTGAGTGAGGATGCTGGCGCAAACAATCTTGAGAAACTCTAGACATGAATACGTGTCGTTGGGCGCGTAGAGTGCGGCCAAGGGTGCGGGAGCCGGGTCGATACGCTGGTTTTCAGAGTCCACGGCGTAGGGGATTACCGTGCTGAACCGTTGCGCGATGGCGTTAACGTAGGGGAACACGTTGTCGTATGTGTCGTGCATGGGAATGGTGTTGCCGCCCATTAGCTGCCAGATGTTTCCGCCCATTGGTGTGGGGGACATGCTGGGCGCATGGTTACGGTCGAAAGCGCTCATAAACCCGTCACGGAGATTGTTGAGTAAGCTCACATTTTCCTCGATTCATCTAAGACCCTATGTCTAGTCTACCGGGGTGCAGGGCTTAAACCTAGCAAACGGCTACGTCCCAAGAAGGTAGCTTCGGCGGTTCATAACACGCCAACAGTACAGCGTCTGCAAGGTCGGGGCTGCCCAGATTCTCCCTATCTTTGTAATCTTGTTTGCTTTCGATCTGGCGCTGGTTCCTGCTGGTGATTTTCCACCGTCGCGTGGTCAGCTCGTTTGAAAGCTTGGCGAAGTCATCCAGTCTGGGATTGATGCTGAGCGTGGGAAGCATCGTGGCGAAGTCGAACCATAGTTCGCTGGCAATATTCGGATATTGCTGGTCTTTGGCCTTACCGGCGTAGTTGATGGCGTCAACGGGCAGGCCGTTTGTTTTGAGCAGGTCTGTCAAGCCTCCGCCCACGCCGGTATCGTCTACGCGGATGGCGACTGGCTTGTACTGGTCTGCCCGGAGTTTGATGCGTTCCGCCGTGTCCACGATACTGCTGTGCGTCCACGATTCCAGAATGCTGATTCGGTTGCCTTGTTTGATGCAGAGCGCTGTGCGATCGTTGCCATAGCGTGCCACGTCCACGCCGAACGTCACCGGCCCGTCTAATGGTTCGCGTTGGATGGCTTCGCTTATCATGGTGTCGCTGATTAGCTGGTTATCGGTGTCGGAGTATGGCAAGCCTAGCCAGATGTGTGCGAAGTCCGCCGACTGTTGGTCGGCGCGTATCATGTCCAGCACGTCTTGACTCAACAGGCGGCGCACGTCGTTGTAGGTGGTGTGCCAATGGCATGTCTGGCGGCGGCGTTCCTCCGAGTCACCCGTGATGAAGTACGTCCACACGGGGTCGTGGCTGGTTAGCGGGTTCCAAGTGAAAATTAGAGTGGAGTTGGGTCGGCGAATAGTCGGGATAAGCGTGGTCAGGCTTTCCTTGCTGATGGTCTGCGCTTCCTCCACCCAACACACGTCCACGCCCTCGATGCTCTTGATCGATTGCAGATTATTGTGCAACCCACGGAAAATGAACAGACTGCCATTGATATGGCGGATTGCGTCGCGTGTTACCTCGAAGCCCTTGACCCCGAACGATTCGATGGTGTCCGCCAGCAGCTTATGCACAGAGTCCGTGATGGAGTTCTGGAATTCTCGTGCGCACAGGACGGTAATGGGTTGTGTGGCGGCGCGAAGTATGAGACTCTGCGCAACGCTCGTACTCTTGCCGCTGGCTCGGCCACCGGAATAGCAGTAATACCGGTATGGTGGCGTCTCCGAATGGAGCCACCACCATAAATCACGGTACGGTTTCGCTATTTTCATACCCTTAGTCTATGGAATCAGGTCACTGGTTTTCATGGTTTGGACTTGCAAACGTGGTTTAGTCATCATTCATCGTCTTTCTTGTTTTCGGGGTTGTCATCGAACGGTTCCAGCACGATGCGCGGCGGCTCGTAGCCGGTCACGTTCACATCGGTGGACTGGTGCGGCTTACCATCCAAACGGTCAATCAGGTCGGTAGCGACTTTCGGGTTCTTCTCCGCGTCCATAATATGCTTGACCGCGATGCGCTGGATCATGGTTAGGTTGGGGTCTTTGGTTTTCTCCTTGAATTCTTTTGCGGAGAGTTTCCCGTATTCGCGTATCCACCGGGTTGGGCTGGTGTCTTTTGTCCATGTGCCTCGGTCTTGTGGGCGTTCTTGGAAGCCGCCTTTACCGGTTGGGTTGTTTACGCCGCCGGTGATTCTGCCGTGTGCGTCTCGGGTTACGTTGCTCATAAGGGTATTTTATGCTTTCTTGGGTTTAGTTTGTTGTTGGTGTTGGTTGATGATGTGTTGTATTTCTTCTGGTGTGGTGTTGAGTAGTTGGGCGATGTATTCGGGTTGGTAGTGTTTGCGGTGCCATTGGAGGGCTAGTTCTGTTTTGTGTTGGCTGATGGGCATGGTGGTTCCTTAGGCGAGGATGTAGGTTATGAGGAGTTTGAGTATGGCTATGGTGCCGGTGGTGGTGAGTAGGACGGCTAGTGTGAGTAGTATGACGCCGAGGATGCGGCCTATTTTGTAGCTGGTGGTGTTTTTCTCCGGCTTGTCGTTGTTGCGGAAGTAGTCGAATTCGCTGGGGTTTTTCATTGGTTCCTCTCCCATGTGATTGTGAGTAATACGCCGGTGGGTGTGTCGTCGGCGTAGCGTTTGTGGCTGATTACGTCGGTGATCTGGCAGTCGTCGTGCCAGATGTGGGTTTCGGTGATGGCGTCGTATAGGGCTCGTTGGAGTTTGTCTATGTCTGGTTTGACGGTGGGGTGTTTTCGTTTTCTTGGTGGGATGGTTTTGGGACGGGGCAGGTAGAACGTTGTTTCTACGGTCACGTATGAGTCGTGGGGAATGGTTGGTGGTTTGTGGCTGAGGATGGTGTCGCGTACATGGTCGCGCCACGGGCGTTCTTTCTTGTCCATTGGTATGAGACGAGTGACGGGTTTGCCGGTGGTGCGGCTCCTACCGGTAATCGGACGGTAGGAGCCTTTACTCGCGGGTATGCCGGGAATGAACAGGCTGAATGAGGATGGTTCGCCGGTCATTGGTTGATCTCCGCCAGATCAAACGTTGGTTGCGTTTCCGCCTTGAGCTTGAGCGTGCGCAGGATGTCGGCACGGTTGCTTTGATGCTTGTAGGCTAGCTGGTCTTGGCCGACGTATTTGAATCGTTGACCGCAGTTGTGGCAGAACAGCGGGTCAGGGTTGTTCTTGTAGATTTCGAGAATTCGCCGGTAATATTCGGCGTCGTTTTCGGGTTGTCCGTTGATGCAGCGTTGTGTGGTGTCCGGCCAGATCAATGCTCCGCAACGTGGGCAGTACGAGACGGGTGGGATGCCGTCCACTGGTTTCGGGCTGGCGGTGATGAACTTCATGGGCGTCCAGAAGTCTCCGGTTTTGCTGAGCATGTCCCGGTAGGTTTTCACGAAGCCTATGAGGTCGAATGATTCGGCGGTGAGACAGCGTTCGAGGACGTTGAATTCGTCCATACTGTTGACGAACGCATAACGTTCCAGCAGGTAGAGCAGGGCGACCGGGATACTGTTGAGCTCGTTCGCATCCTCGTACTCATAGAGGGTTATGGTGGTGTCTTCGCGGTCGTCTATGGGGCAGTCCTGCCACACCTTGACGTAGGCACGTTTCGTGAATTTCATGGGTTAATCCTCCTAGTATTCTGTACCTTTTTTGTAGGCCGAGCAGATCATCTCGACCAGTTCCTCGTTACAGATTGTTACTTGTGGAGTTTCCAACGTTTGTAACACGCTGTATTCGTCAAGTTTGTCGATGATTTTGTTGGAGAGTTTTTCTAGATCGTCTATCACGAATACTTTCGAGTCTTCATTATCTTGTTCAAGGTCAAGTTCCACGATGGCTCGTCCGATGCACTCTCTAAGAACTTTCGTGGTAATGATTTCTTTGGTATAGGCCATTATTATTCCTTTCAATCGGTGGTGACTTGGGTCAGTCCGTACATTTCTCCCTTGGTGGCTGACTTTGCACGGCCAGCCTGTATCCGCAGTAGGGGCAGGTCACGTAATATGTGCCGACAACCTCTCCGCAGTGGGCGCATTCCACGTATCGGATCGTCTTGCTCATTCGCTTACCTCCTTACGCGCGGTTTCGAGCGTTATCAGGGCTCTCATGAGATAAATGTCTCGCATCTCCGGCTCTGCCAAAGTCCAGAGATAGTCCTCACTGGGTATGACGTCTTCCCATGCTGGTGCCATGTCCCACCACATCAATTTCTTCGCCACGGCCTCGATCTCGGCGTCAGCCGGTGGAGCGTCGCGGCCTGCGCAGTATGCCTCGTTCACCGCGCAGCCGACCGTGAAAGCACCATCGATGATCTGGCAGCAGTCGTAATCACGGCTGCTCTCATAGGCGTTCGCCTCGTCAAGCATGATGCTCATTCCTACATCTCCGTTTCGTTGTTCATGTGGTTATTGCTTTTGCTTCTGTTTATTCCGCCCCATATGCCTTGCAACGGGTAGCCGTTTATCAGGTCAAGTTCCTCCGCATACCGTGCGCATTCGAATACCACCGGGCACGTGAAGCAGGCTTTAAGGGCCAATCGTTCCTCAACCCGTGTGGCTGGGAAGAACAGTTCAGGGTCCATGTCACGGCAAGCGGCCTTGTCACGCCAGTCGCCCATCAGCGGCGTCCTCATTGCTGTAGACGGCTTCCAGAAAGTCTTTTATGAGCCGTTTCGATAGTTTCTTTCCTTTGGCGCTCATATCGATGAGGCAGACGGGTGTCTTCAGGCCGAGCGTGCCGGCTGCGATGAGCCGGTGGTAGCCGTCCAATATCTCGAATTTCCTCACGCGGTCTGTCTTGGTGCCATCGATGATGATTGGCTTCATGACGCCATGAAGTTTGACGCTATCCATCAAAGAAATGTTCAAAAAGGTTTCTAGAAAGAGCTGAGGGTAATTCATCAGGCAGGTTTCTGACCACATCGGGCCAAGTGCCTTCGGTTCCACAAGCCATACGCCAGCGGCGTTCTTTGGCATGACGAAACTCTCCGTGCCAAAATCATGACCGAAAGTATCCTTGAGCCACGAACATACATCAGTGTCAGTGTTCATTTCGCGTCCTCGTAGTCAGTGCATGTGTTCGTTTCTCTATTGGACATGGTGATTCCTCCTAGTATTCTTCACCTTTTTTTGTAGGCCGAGCAGATCATCTCGACCAGTTCCTCGTTACATATCGTTATTTGTGGGTTTTCCAACAATCCGCGTATCCGCAAGCAAGCCCGTAAATCCCAGCACAGTCTATCCATCCGCTTTGCAGATAGTATGTTTCATGCGTATCAAGTTCCACGCACAGGCCCATGTCACGCGAGAGAAAGTCTATTACACTGTGGTTTAGCACATTAATGTCAGGGTTTATTTCGTATCCTCGCTTTGGTTTGGTACTTCCATCGGCATGACGCCGGAATAGCCTAGGCTGTCACGGCAATGGGCGATTACGTCGGCGAGCGCTTCACGGTATCCTCGGGCGCGCGCTCCTTCTATACGACACCAGACGCTCTTAACCTCTTCGCAAAAATCGATGATTTCGTTCAAAGTCTCGTCTTTCTGAGTCACATTCACTGCCATTTAGAACACGTCCCATTCGTTGTCGGTCTGGTTGGTTGAGTCGGTCGGGCCGAACGTGTCGGTTCCCGGCCATTGAGTGCCGGACTGCTGAGTTTGCTGGTTCTTCGCCTTGAGCATGGCGAGACTAATGGTCGCGTGTTCGATGGTGAAGTCGGTGCGCGGCTGACCATGATTATCGGTGCCTGTCTTCCATTTCAGAACGCCATCAATACGGACGGGTGCTCCCTTGCGTAACATGCGTTCGTATGTTTCAGCAAGCCTCATGTCGTACTCGAAGATGGTCGCCCACATGGTGTCATGGTCTACCCACTGTTTCGTGGTTTTGTCCATGTGTCCGCCTGTGGCGGCGACTCGGATAAGCATGTAGGGGGTGCCGTTGCGGGTTTGTTTGCGTTCGGGGTCTGCCGCCAAACGTGCGAGCGGTAGCGTGATTCTTGGGTCATTCATCGCTGATTGTTTCTCCTACGGGTAGTGGTGTGATGTCGGGGTTGAAGTAGTAGCGGCTGCCTACCTTGATGTATGGCAGTCGTTTCTCACGGCAGTATCTGCGGACCGTCTGGATGTTGAGGTGCCAGCGTTCCGCGTACTGCTCAGTCGTTACTGTGTAGTCTTTAGCGTACATGATTTAAATATACATAAAATTGTTTCCGATTGCAAGCGGTGTCGCCGTGATATATAATAAATATGTACGCAAGGATAACGTAAAAATAAAAATCAAAGACAGTCAGAATGAAATAAGCGCCTCCCCGAGAGAACGTCAGAGAGGCGCTAACACAAAAGGTGGAAACATGTCCGATACAACTATAGCACAGAACTCGGGTTTTTCGATGCTGCCGAATTGGGCGGTGGATGATGACCGGTTGGGCGGCTACGATCTGCTGGTGTACATGGCGCTGATACGTCACGCCGACAACACCGGCGTATGCTGGCCCAGTCTGGAGCGGCTGGCGAAGATCGCGCGTTGCTCACAGCCCACGGTATCCAAAAGCCTCAACAGGCTTGAGCAATTGGGGTATATCCGACGGGTCAAGTCCGATGGCAGGGCCAACCGGTATCACGTCTCGCTGTGGAAGCCGACCCCAAAACAGGGTTATGACCCTGCGCCGACCCCAAAACCTGCTTTTGACCCCTCAAAACCTGCTTTTGACCTACCCCAAAACGAGGTTTTGACTAACAATACCCATAAGAACAAAACACAAGAACAATACTCTCGCGACGAAGAAAAAATCACAGTCTCCTGCCATTCGGAGGATACGCTCAATGCGCTTATGGGATTGTGGCCGAAGAAGTGCAGGGTGTCCAACGAATTCATTCAGTGCTTTAATCAGGCGTTCAATGAGGTCGGTTCCGACGCGCTTATGAGGGCGGCGAAACGATTCGTGGGGTCCTGTGAGGGTACGCCGTTGCAGTACGTGCGGACTCTGCCCGTGTGGCTGGCTAACCCGATTAATTGGAGGGGTCATAGGCAGGAGCAGCGGAGTGAAGCCCAGTTGTCGAATTGGATGGCCCGGAAGCTTCCAGATTCCATGTCTGCGGACGTGGCGACTGTTCTGCGGGCGAGGCGTGCGTATTGGGGTGCCACCGGCGGGGTGGAAGCGTTGGAGCGTGAGTTTTTCACCGAAGATGGCGGCGATGGCGTGCCGAACTTGTCTCAACAGCCCAATGGTGATATATTAGATATATCAAGCGATAGGGCTTGATTTATTCCCTAAGGAGGAACACAATGAACGAGACCCACATCCAGACCATCCGAGGCGGCATCCAGCGCGTCATGCACCTCGCCAAAGACCACTGGACTCAGGAGCCCACACGGTGCGGCTTCAACTACCATCACGAACTCTACGGGTACATCCCGGTCTCCAAACTGTCCAAGCTGGTCCGGGAAGCTCGGAACGAAACATGGGAGGAATACGCTTGGCTCTGCTACGAGAACCGCTACCTGACTCTAGAGCAGATGGCCGCACAGATGCTGGAGTGTGGAAGCTTTACGGAGTTTTCCACTCTGCTG